ATCGGCAGACCAATTAGGTTGTACCGTCGAAATCCGCGTCTACCCGTAACCTATGGCTTCCAGCATTCAAATAACGCTCGACGCGGCGGACTGGCAAAAGCAAGTCAGCGCAGCGGTTAAGACCCTCGACCAGTTCACGGTCGGGCTGGATGCCGAGCGCAAAAAAATGCTGGAATATGCGGCAATCCCGCTTGTTGACGAATTGCAGCGGCGGGCACCCGTGGGGGTAAGGATACACACATCCTACAAAAGCCGGAAATCGGGCGGCGGGGCGCAAGGAAAATACTATCCCGGCAACCTGAAAAAGTCTTTCCGCACACTTGACTTGCGCAAAACGAGCGCGGTTATCGTCGGCGCGAAATTGACCAAAGGCGGGCGCGGAACATTCGGATTAGGCCGCTTCAATGCGTATTACCTGCATTGGGTCGAATATGGAACATCGAAAATGGCGGCGCGGCCTTTCGTTCGCCCGGCGATCATTTCGGCGGCTCCGGCGGCAGTGAGAAGGATAACGAACGCGGCGCGGCTATACGCCGAAAAGTTCGCGGCTAAAAACGCAAAGCCATGAACGTAAGCGGGATACTATACACAAAATTGAGCGCGGACGCGGGCGTTTCCGCGATCTGTTCCAGCCGTATCTATCCGCTTACGATCCCGCAAAAGGCGTCCTATCCTGCGGCGGTTATAACCGTCATCGCCAACGAGCCGAGCGACACGAAAACGGGCGCAAGCACGCTTGACGCATGGCGCGTTCAAATCGACAGTTACGCGGCAACGATGCTTGCGGCGCAGCACCTGGATAGCGCTATCAGATCAGCAATAGACCGTTTCCGGGGCACTGTAACCGTGTCGGGCGACACAGACTACTTCGTGGACGGCATCCGATACGAAAACACCAACGACATAATGGAGGGCGAAAAAGACATTTTCCGCCGCTCTACTGACTATCAAATACGCATTCATCGAACACCGTAAAAAATAATCTGCAATGGCAACGACGAACGTGGTTAATACCACATTATTCACTTTTAAGGGCGGCGCGTCGGGTACGGTTGTAATTAACCGCCAAAACGACCTGACCTTTTCGGTCAACCATGAGCCGCGCGACATCACGACGAAGGACGAAGGGCAATGGAAAACCCTGCTTGAAGGCCCCTGTTCCTATGAAATCAGCCTTTCCGGACTCGTGGCGTTCGACGATACGCTCAACGTATTCACAACATCAACGGGAGTACTGGCAAAACTGATGGCCCGCACGCAGCAAACGTGGGTGATGGGAACGCACGTTTCCGGCGACCCGAAACTTTCCGGAAGCGGCTACTGGACAAGCTTAGAAGTAGGCAGCCCGGACAAAGAGGCAAACGCGACCTTCTCTGGCACATTGATGGGGTCAGGAACCTTTTACGTAGGCACGTTCTAAAAAAGAAAAAATGCAGCACGTCGAATTAGCAGGCAGCGCCTACCCGATTTCGTTCGGATTCGGGGCGCTGATGGAGTACGAAAAAGAAACGGGCACGCCAGCAACGGCGCTGTTCGCGCAGTTTGCCGGAAATGAGGCCAAACTAACCGACGTGGCTACGCTTGTCGCCTGCGGGCTTACGAACGCTTCCCGAAAGTTGAATATCGGAGCCGTTTACACCGCGCAGGACGTTGCTGACTTGCTCGACGATACGCCGGATTCTATGGGCGCTATAACGCGCGCAATGGAGATTCTGGCGGAATCGTTCGCGCCTGCCGAGGCAAAAAAAAAGACGATGACGGCGACGAAGGGGAAAGTGACCGTACGGACTGGGGCGCGCTGATGGAGGCGGCGGGGCGTATGGGAATGAGCGAAAACGAATTTGAACTAACCACGCCCCGCTACTTCCACTACCGCTGCAAGGGTTTCGAGGCATTGCAGGTGGAATCGTGGCAAAGGGCGCGGATCGGCGCTTTCTACGCATTTCTGCCGCACGCGAAGAAAAACGCCCTGCGAAAGCCCGCCGACTTATTCACGCTGCCTTCAGACAAGCGGTTCGAACCGACTGAGGCAGAACTCGAAATAATGCGCGAGCGCCTGCGATGGGCCAAAACGTTGGATATATGGGGCGACAAAAAAGCAGAATCTTAAACAATGGCCGGAAGCATAGCAAGTCTTAATTTCAAGTTCACCGCCGACATTAAGGGGGTGCAAAAGGCCATGCGCGACGCGGAAAAGTCGCTACGCGCTGCTACGTCGTCGTTTTCACAGATAGGCAATCAAATGTCCCTGGCACTGTCCGCGCCTATTGCCGGATTCGTGGCGATGGCGGTGAAGGCGGGCGGGGAGATGGAAAGCCTCAAATTAGCCATGCGTTCCACCTTCGCAGGCGCGGGGCGCTCTATCTCCGAAGCCGACGCGGAACTCGAAAAACTCCGCGAGGCGGCACTTGCTCCCGGCCTCGACTTCAAACAAGCGGTACAGGGGTCTTTGCGACTTCAGGGCGTGGGCAAATCGGCGGAGGAAAGCCGCCGGATAATTGTGCAACTGGCTAACGCCCTGGCAAGCGTGGGCGGCACGGCGGAGCAGTTGGACGGCGTTACGCACCAATTCGCGCAGATGATCGGCAAGGGCAAGGTGATGCAGGAAGACCTGCGAGTTATACTCGAAAATATGCCGAACCTTGCGAAGGTGATGCGCGACGAATTCGGCGCGACTACGGCGGAGGGTCTTCGCGATCTGGGCGTTTCGGCGGACCAGTTTGTAACGCGCTTGACAAATAAACTCGAAACCCTGCCGCGCGTATCGGGCGGCATATCAAACAGCCTTGTAAACCTCGGCAGCGCATTTCAGCAATCCCTTGCGAAAGTCGGCGAAGAACTGAACAAGACGTTCAACATCACCGGCAAACTCGACAAGTTCGCGGACTGGATCAGCGGCGCGGCGGAAGCGTTTTCGCACTTGAGCGAAGGCACAAAGCGCGCCATTGCGGCGGTAGCGACTTTCGCGTTCACGCTTGGGCCGCTGCTTAAAGCCATGCAGCCTGTTGTCTGGATAGTGGGGCAACTGCAAATCGGATATATTGCCTTGCAAAAGGCGCTGCTTCAGTCGATTAACGGCACCCTCCCAAGCCTTGCAGCCCGCTGGCGGGCGCTCGACGCTGTTATGAAGGCGTCTGTTATCGGCGCGACTGTGGCCGTAGTGTTGGCCCTCGGCGCTGCGTTCCTTGTGCTGCAAAAAGATATGAGCGCGGCAGCGCAGGCACAGCGGGCGGTGGAAAACGTCCATACTATGGCCGCTGCGTCTATTTCGGTAGAACGGGCGAACATTGAACTACTAACCAAAGTCGCAAAAGACGAAAAGAAAAGCAAAGATGAGCGACTTGGGGCCATGAAGGAACTAATCGCTATTAATCCAGAATACGCCAAGGCGCTTGACAAGGAGGCAATAAATACGCAAATCCTTGAAAAGACAACAAACGCCCTCGTCGCGAGTATGCTTCGCGCAGCGACCGCACGAAGAGCCATTGATGAAATCGCGGCGATAGATGACAAATTAAGGGAATTAAAGAAAAATTCCGATCCTTCGTTTTTGCAGTCGTTCGGAAACGCCCTTATATCATGGGGCAGAAATGGCGATTTTGTAAATAAGCAGATAGCGACGACGCTTTCAAATTACGAGGAACAGCGCGCGGCGCTGCTGAAAACGCGGGAAGAACTTGAAAAGGTCGCGCAGGCGAACGTTCATGTTTTTGGGACTACGGAAACCGTTACAAATAAAAACAAGGACGAAGGCGACTCGCTGGACGATTTAATCAAAAAGTACCTCGAACTCGACAAGGCAACGAAACTTGCCAACCGGCAGAAACAGACAAAAGATCTCGGCGCGTTCAAGGCGACGGTATCGCCGCAGATAGAAACGCCGAATCTTATACCGGAAAACCTGCAAAGCGAATCGCCGTTCGACAAAATACGGCAGTCGGTACAGGATGCAACGGTGGCGATCAAGGAGCACCTAACCGTTTCGCAACAGATCGGAGCAACGTACGATGAAATTCAAAAGCATATTATCCCAATAGGCGACGCCCTTAGCGATCTGTCCCAAAAGTTTCTTCTTATGGGATATACGGGCGCAGCGGCAGCGCTTGCGGCAGCAGACGCAATGGCGAAAGCGGCAGATTCCGGCGAAACTTCCCTTGCAAAATTAGCGCTTGCAGCAGTCGCGGCGGCGGCAAAGGTTATCCGCGCGCAAATTCAGGAAGCGGTAACGGCTGCGGCTCTGTCTGCCCTAAAAAGCATTCCGTTCCCGTTCAATATTGCGGCAGCGGCAGCGGCCGGCGCGGGAGCGGCGGCGCTATTCAACGGCCTTATAAAATCTATTGGAATCCCCGCCCTCGCGGACGGCGGCGTTGCGACAGGTCCGACCGTGGCGCTTGTAGGCGAATATGCGAACGCGCGGACAAATCCCGAAATTATTGCACCCGAAAACAAACTAAGAAACATATTCCGGGGGGAACTGCGCGGAAGCGGAGCAGGCGGCACGCTGTCTGCTCGCGTCTCCGGGCGTGATCTGCTGTTCGTGCTGGAACAAGCCGGGTACGACGCTAAACGAACAAGGGGCAGATAATGGCATTACGACTGTACAGCGACTTTCTTTCTTCCCGTGGCACGCCGTGGCGCGTAGAAATCCACGATACGGATTTCGTGGGCACTGAAACGGAGTTTCCGCTTGTCGGCGCGGGGGGGCTTGAACTGGAATATAGCGGCGACTCCCGGCAGTTTTCCGAATCGCTTATGCCGTCCGAAGTGTCGTTCGGGATGCTGATACGATCCGGAACCGACGCCGAAACGTTCTACGGCGATATAGTAACGTCCAGCGAAACGCGGTTTTCGGTCAAGGTGATCTATGACAGCGGCGCATTCTGGGCCGGGCAACTTGTTCCCGACGTCGGCGACGTGGAAGACCGGGGGCCAGAATTCGTGCTGAACCTGAAGGCGTCCTGCGGCCTCGGCCTGCTGGCAGACTATGAGTATATCGACGAAACGCCGTCCGGAACAGACATCAAGTGGACGGCGACCATAACAGGCTTCGAGCGGCTTATTAAGATCATCGCCTTCGCCCTGAAGAAATTACCCCACATTCAGACGCATTACACCGGGTCGACCGATTTCGTACGCACCGGCATAAACTGGCACCATAGCGCGAGCCTATATGACGATCCGGACAACACGAACGACCCGCTCTACAACGTCTACGTCCTGCAATCGAATTTCGCAGGCATTCAGACAAGCGGCAACGCCAAACCGATGTCCTGCGCGGATGTTATCGACGCGATACTGACCGCGTTCAACGCCCGTATAACGCAGCGCGTCGGCGGGTGGGTGATAGAGCAATACGAAACGCGTACCAACCTGACGGACAACCGGGTAAGGAATTACAACTACGCAATTGACGCGCCTTCGATTTCTTCGCTGGACGGCAGCGTAACGGTAGATTCCGGCGGCGACGGCGCGCGCCTTGTGGGCGGTTCTTTTTCGTTCGCAAAGGCCCTAAAGTCGGTATTGGTAACGCTGGATGCGAAGTCTCGCTACAACCTTGCGGAGGCTATGCGTTTCGACGAAACGAGCGCAAGCGATTACAATGCAGGTAATGTCTTTTGGGATAATGAGGCGTCCACGTTCCGCGCTAAAGGCACCATTGCGGGGACTTTCAATAACATTAATATTCCCCCTATTCTAAGTATTACAGTAGACATTGACCTTGTTTTTCGCCTTCGGGTGAATCTTCAGTCGAATTTTTTGGAGCAGACAATAACTTACGTTCCGCTCGGCCTGCCCGACATCAGCACAATGTCATGGGCTGTATCTACGCAGTATATTGAAATTCCCGTATCAATCAAGGTAGCCCCGGCGATCGGAAACAGCGTGGATTTTTCGCAGGATTTCGATTTCTCTATAAATACGCCGACGGGTACGCAGGGTAATTTATCCGTTTTCTTCGAACTGAATAGAGTTGTTAATCGCGTAACGGCATCCACTATTTCCGGAAGTGACTATTCAGTAACTTTCGACATGAACAACCCGTATTTTGCGATCTATTATGACGAAAATATTCCGATAGGGAAAAAGACGTTCGAGGTGTTCAACGGGTCGTACATCCACACGGCAACGGCGAAGATCAAGACGATTGTCGGCGACCGGGAATATCTGAACGACCGGGGCGCGCTGCGATACCTGGACGGCAGCGACTACCTCGCGACGCTGGACTGGACAGTACGCGATGACGTCGACGGATTCAAACTGTCTGAACTGCTTGCACGGCGCATCCTGCAAGCGCAGAGCGCCCCGCGCCGCATGATAAAATCTACGGTCTATTCAGACTTGTTGTACGACGTTACCCGCGCAATCGAATATGACGGAGTTACTTACTTGTTCATGGGCGGGACGTATAACGCGGGCCGCGATGAACTTTCGGGCAACTGGATTGAACTAAATTACGAAGATATTACAATGTCCGTTGCCTACAATAGCGACCCGGACGGGTCCGGATATAACGGCAGTAGCAGTAGCGGGACTGTAAATCAAAACACATCCGGAGGGCCTGTAACCGGCGGAAGCGGAGGCACGGCAGACGGAAATGGCATATACACGGGGAGCGGTACGGTTCCGGACGGCACAACGGCGGATTTAGGCGGCACGTTTACGATTCAGCGATCTGGTGCAACGTCCGGAGACGGATTTTTTGTTGTCGTGGATGATGGTACGGACACGAACGAAATACAAGCGAAAGCGGCCACGGGGGTTAGGCTTATTTCTACCGGCGATATAATTACATTCGAGGGAGAAACCGCGTTCGCGGATGTTATAAGCGGCGCAACCCTGAACGCAGACGCGAACGATTACGCAGCCGGAGACGGGGCGAACGTTCTACGCTTAACTTCATCGACGGCAGTTACTATAACCGGAATCGCGGGTGGATCGTCGGGCCGGGTTTTGTTTGTGTATAATGTCGGCAGCAACAACATCACACTGGCCGATGCCAATGCGTCCAGCAGCGCGGCCAACCGTTTCGACATCGGCGAAGACTTCACGATTAGGGCAAGTCACGGCGCGGTGCTACTATACGATAGTACCGCTTCCCGGTGGCGCATCGCAGCGGCGCACGTTCTCGGCAGGTGGACGGAAGGCTACACGACCAGCACGGCGACGACGGCAAGCCTTTCCGCAACAAGCCCGGCGACGAATATTACCGCGGCAATCGTTCCTAAAGGAAACGGTGCTTTCACGC